GAGGTCGTAAAATCAAACACGGCCAGTCGCCTTGGGATCGATAACACCCCAGAAGACTGGGAGATTGATAACCTCAAGGCTGTAGCAGAAAACATTTTCCAACCTATCCGCGATCACTTCGATGTACCTATCGCCGTAAGCTCTGGGTATAGAGGGAAGCAGCTGAACAAAGCTATCGGGGGAAGTAGGTACTCTCAACATATGGTGGGGGAGGCGCTCGACCTGGATGCCGACGTGTACGGACGCATCACGAATGCAGATATCTTCAACTTCGTAAAAGACAACCTGGTGTGGGACCAGATGATCTGGGAGTTCGGGGATGACGAAGAGCCTAACTGGGTACATATCTCGTACAAGTCTGTAGGGCAAAACCGTAAACAGATTAAGCGAGCCCGCAGAGACGAGAAGAATAAAGTTTACTACACAGTAGAGAATGCCTAAGAACGTAAACAACTTTACCCCTGAGTCGCACAAAGTTAGCCGCCCAGGAGTACACGCCAAGACGAAGACGTCGAGCAACAAGAGCAGCAAAAACTACAAGAAATCCTATCGAGGACAAGGAAGATAAATTTGTCTATATTCGCGCTCCTAAAATTTTTTATCATGCGCGAAAAAGAAGAAGACTTCAACGTAGATTTCCTAGATCCAGAACGAGTAAAAGCGACCGAAGAAAAGGTCAAGAGTGGTAAGATCGTGTGTGATATCCATGCACCAGAAGGCTGCGAAAACTGTAGCGGATAAAATAGTTATCTTTGTTGTATGAAGTATTATATTACTACTACAGCAAATGCAGAGCAGATCAGCCGCGACAAAGCCATAGAGAAAGGCTGCGGTCCTGTAACTAAATACTGGTGGGGCTGGATTGTTGACGACAGAGATGCTGATCAGGCCGCACTGTGTTTTCAGGATGATGAGTCTGTGAGCTACACTACAGTAGATACACTTCCCGACGGATTCTTACCATCTGACCCAGAAGCATAATGTTAGGGTTGGGGACAGCAGTCAATAGAGGTGGGTTTGTCAGCGCTGCTGACCCACTGCTTCTTGATACGTATTCAGGAGCTGCCGCTGCATTCTCTTTGAGAAAGCTATCAAGCACTTATTCAGGCCCCGCACTTCAAATCAGAAGGGCAAGCGACAACGTAGAAGTAGACGTAAGCTTCGATGATAACGGTGTTGTTTCTCTGAACTCCGCTGTTACCAATGTGACAGAGGAGACTTCAGGGACTAGCCCCGACCCTGACTCTACTTCTGCAACAACTCTTGGTGAGTTTGTGGCTAACGCCAGCTACACAGATGCAGACAGCCTGGGGTCTACTGATTCTGCGCTGGTCCAGCGTTGGTATGATCAGTCTGGAAATTCTAACGGCGCCACTCAAAACACGGCGGGCTCTCAGCCAACCATTGTTTCAAGCGGCGTATTAGTGACCGAAAACGGAAATCCTGCAATGCAATTTGATGGTACGGACGATTTTATGAGCGGATCGGTATCACTTCAAAACGCTGTGACCGTTTTCTTAGTATATAAAAGAAGTGCCACGTCTTACATTCTGGATGCAATATCCCCTAACAGGTTAGCCATCGGAAACGTAACTAGTGGGAATTCTTTCCAAGTTTATGTAAGCCAAGCTGTTAGTACCACCTCGAAGGCCCTTAATCAACAGAACCTCGGTTTTGTTTTGGCCGACACAACAAACAGCTTTTCTGAATTAAATGGATCGACTAACGGACCAGGCAACAGCGGAGATGCTGCAAATTCCTCTCAAATATTTATCGGAAGCCGCAGGGATGGAGGTACAGGACATATGACGGGTGTTTTCCAAGAGATAATTTATTATAACAGCGACCAATCCAGCAACCGCACAAACATCGAGTCCAACATCAACACTTTCTACTCTATTTACTAATGTTAGGACTAGGCACAACAATAAACAGAGGTGGGTTTGTCAGCGCTGCTGACCCACTGCTTCTTGATACGTATTCAGGAGCTTCAGCAGCTTATTCTTTGAGAAAGCTTTCTAATTCTTATTCAGGACCCGTACTTCAGGCTAGAAGGTCTGGCGACAACGTAGAAGTGGACGTTAGTTTTGATCAAAACGGAGTCATCTCTTTGGACTCTAGAGTCACCAATGTGCCTGAAGAAACCAGCGGTGCCGACCAGGGCTCTACTGCTGCTGTTAATTTAGGTCAGTTTGTAGCCGACTCTGGGTACACCGATGCCGACAGCCTTGGATCTCCTAGGGATGCCACAGCTATGACATGGTATGATCAAAGCGGCAACTCAAATGATGCCGCCGCGACGAACGCTGCGAAACAGCCAAAAATTTATGATGCTTCTTCTGGTCTTGTTTTAGACGATAACAACAAGCCTACGCTGTCTTTTGACACTAATGATATGGAGTTAGCAAACGAGATTTTCTTGAGATCAAATACTCCTGATGCTTTCTTGATTTCCATCGTAGCAGAAGGAAGAGAGTCGGGCACTACAAATGGGGAATATTTTACGGGTCATACACAGGCAGCGCTCAATTTTTTTGCTACCGAAGCGGGAAGTGGCTTAGATCGATTTGCTTTACGCCACACAAACGAGGCAGATACTGGAAACGTAAATCTACGTTTTGCTTTTAGCGCTGATGTTGCAGCGAGTGAAATGGCTCTTTTAAACATATATGTTGAGTCTAGTACAAAAAAAATGCAGTTTAATGGTCAGCAACTTACTGGAACTGGCAATAGCTCCTGGTCAAATACCAATGGTTATAAGCTGAATATTAGGACGATTGGTAGAGGCTACTCATCAGACCTGAACCTTAAATATTCCGAGTTGATTATTTGGGCTAATCAAGGATCTACAGACCTAAGCAACATTCAGTCTAACATCAACACCTTCTACTCAATCTTCTAAAGTGAGTTGTAGAAACGCTGTACCGCTAGTCTACCTTTCTGCGATAGCGCATAGCGAACTCTGTAATTGTATTTGGTCTCATCACGGAACAAGTGATCCTCTAGACTCTGAGAAGGAGTAAGCTTGTCGAAATGCTTGTACAGATACCCTGCAAGAACTAACGGGTACACCATCCTGTCCGCCAAGTTCTTTCTGTTCATCCCGTAGTTCTCTGCTAGCCAAGAGATAGTAAAGAACTCTAGGTCGTAGACAAACAAGAGCAGGTGCAGGTACGACTTTGTGAGTTCTGGGTTGACTTCGAGGAACTCGTTCGTGGCGCTCCGCAAGTTTTTTAAGTGGTTGTGCTTAACAAACCTAGACGGCATCTTAGAGAAATCTCTAAACATGCGCGTTTTTTTCACTGTCGATTTCGGCATCTCAATTATGTTGTATCTTTGATACAAACAAATTTACATCATGAGCCCTAGCGACACCCTCTTCTTTGCCGAAATGTACTCCCTCGTCAAGAAGATGGAGGAGACGATAGATGAGTTCGACATGAAAGAACGGGTATTGGCATCTATTGTTGTGGGTGTATTGGACTTAGACGCAATCGAAACTGGCGCGACAGAGACGGAAATGAAAACCATGTACAGCTTTAACCTGCAAGACAGGGCGGAACTACAAACCGTAAAAGATGTCATGGACAATGCGTATAGGGATTCCAACACCGACCTCGATGATCTCCTCGGTGAGCTGGGTATATCCTTGAACTAATGGAGGGACTTATTAGAAAGATTATAGTTGGGAAGGATCCCAAGAACGGCATGGCTTATTATGTGGGCATGCGAGCAGGAAGCGGAGAGGTATCAGCCATTGTAGAAGATGACAGACATCTCCATAAGTTTGGAAAGCAGAGATATCTTATCTACATTGAAAACGAAGACGGGACCATGCTTTGGAAAAGCATAGACGAAATGTCTTGTGTTTTGGAATATGATTTAAACTTCTGATGACTAGAGAAAACCTTTCTACGAGCGGCAATGAATTTTCGCTTCCAAATGGAAAACGATATTCTGGAAAATATCACATTCATGTTTCAAAAGGTGCCATGGTGGGGGCCACTCACTCTAACAGGCCGCACGATACCTTAACGCCATTAAACTCTGTCGTCGCTGAAAAGGTGAGGTCAATCCAAACCGAGCTAAGAGCGATGGAGCAACACGAAAGAAAAATAAACGCTAGCGGACAGCAAAGAAGGCAAAGGACCGCACCATCAAGACCTGTAAGGCGCAACGCAAAACAAGCATCAACAAGAACTTCAAACCAGCCTTCAAGAGGAGGAGGTTATTAAAATTTAATTAATGAAAACGTTTGACTTGTTTATCGTAGAGCTAGACAAAGCGATAAACGACACGATCACAACCGATAGCGGATTAGAGCTATACATAGACACAAGATTCAATGAGTTTGAAAACAGAGTTACAGAAGGCCCAGTCGTGGCTGTACCGTTCAAGTATGAAACTGGCGTCAAGCCTGGCGACACGCTTTACTTCCATCACCTCGTGGTGCTCAAAGAAGGCCAGCCACTTACTGGAGTTGATAATCACTACATTGTCAAGTACAACCATGATCATGCTGTCAATAATCAAGCTATTGCTTTTAAAGATCAGCATACTGGTGTTGTCGAGCCTCTCAAAGGCTGGAGCTTACTTGAGCCTGTCGAAGAAGAGGAAGTTCAAGAATCGGAGTTTATCGAAGTCGTTAAACTCAATGAGACGCTCCCAACAAGAGGTAGAGTCGCATTTACGTCTTCTGGGATTGAAGAAGTAGGGCTGAAGGTCGGAGACGTAGTGGGTTTCAAAGAGAACCGCGACTATCGCATCAAGATAGACGGGAAGGAATACTACCGTACTCGTATCGAAGATTTACTTTACAAAGAGGTCTAATATGTTTAGCAAAGAAGAAATTTTTGCCCTCCTTTCTGACGAGGGGGCCATGCTTGCTGACGGGTTTGACGCAGCAGTAATAGGTATCACGTTTGGCGCGAACATGATTGCCGTTTACAGTGTTCAAGCATGCCTTGACATTTTGATGGAAGAGGATGAGATGAGCTTTACAGATGCTCTCGAATACTTCGAGTACAACATGGCTGGCGCATATGTTGGAGAGAAGACGCCCATCTTTGTTTACGATATCCAGGAAGATGTCTAAGTTCACCACGATAAATGCATCTAAGAGGTTGATGGCAAGCATGGAGGTTGCTATCAATAATATGATTGAAGAGGTAAAGAAACCTGTAGACCCAGAGGCTGGTGGGTCTGCAAGGAAAGCAGAATTGCAATCCATTAAACAAACAGCTATTGACTGTAAGGAGTTGCTGATAGAGCGTCAGCGTTTAGAACAAATGGTTAAAGAGCTACAAGACAATGGATCAATCGAAAAAGAAAAAGACTACTCAGGAGGATTCGCAGAACGATTCTCAAAATAACCCAAGCGGTTTGATATACTGGGATGACTATAACTTTGATAATCAAGACAATACGACTGATTACTTAAAGATAAATATATGCACCCGTAGCTCAGCTGGATAGAGCATCTGCCTTCTAAGCAGACGGTCACAGGTTCGAATCCTGTCGGGTGTACCAATTAAATTAAATGTCCGTACTAGTAGACATAGAAGGTTATGAGACTAAAGGGATTAAGATCGACCCTAACGGTACAGAGGGAGAGCATGTTGAGCTCCATGGGCTATTCGTTGTTCTTCCAAAGAAACCGAAGCGATCTGAGATACTCTTCCATGACAAACCAAAGGAGTTGCAGATGTGGCAACGCATTCCTTTGCCCGAAGAACTGCAAAGGGTTCGCAGTATGGATGAGTGGTTCGAAAAGCCTGCCGAGTTTCGGAACAAGTTTCGTTCTTACGTCGAGAAAGAGTTTCAGCGTAGGCGCGACGGTGTGTGGTTTTACAATAATGGGGTCGCTACGTATATTACAGGGAGACAGTATATGTTTCTACAATGGTCTAAAATTGATATCGGATACCCATCATACCTCGCTTTCCAAAGAGAAATCTTTCTTCACATGGCTGCTTGTGAAGCTGATCCCCGTTGTTTCGGTCAGCTTTATACTAAGTGTCGTCGTTCTGGCTACACTAATATATGCTCTGCTGTCCTTGTGGACGAGGCTAGTCAAGTTAAAGAGAAGCTGTTGGGCATTCAGTCAAAGACTGGTAAAGACGCGCAAGAAAATATTTTCATGAAAAAGGTGGTTGCGATCTTTCGCAGCTACCCTTTCTTCTTCAAGCCCATCCAGGACGGTACCACGAACCCACGTATGGAGCTGGCCTTCCGTGAGCCATCCAAGCGAATCACGAAAAACAACAAGACATCTTACAGGGGCGATGCACTGAACACAGTGATCAACTGGAAGAACACCACGAACAACGCATACGATGGTGAGAAACTGCACATGCTGTACCTGGACGAGGCGGGAAAGTGGGAGAAACCTACAGACATCCGCGAGGCGTGGCGTATCGAGCGGACATGTTTGATCGTAGGTAGAAAGGTGGTTGGAAAAGCTATCGTGGGTAGCACCGTTAACCCTATGAACAAGGGCGGCAACGAGTACAAAGGTTTGTGGTATGACTCCGACCCGAATGACAGGAACAGCAACGGAAGAACCAGGTCGGGGCTGTACAGAATATTCATCCCAGCTTACGATGCGCTAGAAGGTTTCTTTGACCAGTACGGAAACCCAGTCACAGAAGATCCAGAGCAGGATGTAGAGGGGATTGACGGAGACTTCATCTCTGTAGGCAGCAAGACTTACCTGAAGAACGAGCGTAGGTCATTCAAGGACAACCCATCGGAGCTGAACGAGGTGACCAGGCAGTTCCCGTTTACGGAAGACGAAGCGTTCAGGGACAGCATTGAGGGGAGCCTGTTCAACATAGGTAAGATATACCAGCAGATCGAACACAACGAGGAGCTGTTTCCAGACCCCGTTGTAGTGGGCAACTTTACATGGAAAGAAAAGGATAAAGAAGTTGTGTTTTCTCCCACCCCGAACGGAAGGTTTAGGGTTTGCTGGATGCCAGATCCAGAACACAGAAACGTACTGAAGCTAGAAAGGGGAAAGAAGGTTGCTCCGTTTACGGATTACGGTTGCGGCGGGGTTGACTCCTACGACCTGGACGCCACGGTAGACGGAAGGGGATCGAAGGGGGCGCTACACATGTACAATAAGTTCAGCCTCAATCGTCCACCCAACATGTTTGTGGTGGAGTACGCCTCCCGCCCAGATCTTGCCAGTATCTTTTACGAAGACGTTCTGATGTGCGCTTTTTATTATGGCTACCCGCTACTTGTAGAGAACAACAAGTACGGTATTGTAAGATACTTTGAATCAAGAGGTTACGACGGTTACTTAATGGATCGCCCTAAGCACTTGCTCAGTAGCTCTTCACATGTCAACGTTAAAACAAAAGGGATACCATCTAACTCTCAGGACGTCATTCAGTCACACGCTCAGTCTATAGAAAAATACATCCACGAGCACGTAGGCATAGATCACGAAAGCGGAGAAGTTGGGAAGATGTATTTCAACAGGACGCTAGAGGACTGGATTGGATTTAAGATAGACAAGAGAACTAAGTTTGACTTGACAATTAGTTCTGGCCTTGCGCTTTTGGCTGCTCAAAAACCAAAAGAAAAAGAGCGATCCAACTTCAAGGAAAAGGTGTTTTTTAGAAAATATAAGGTCTAGCCCGTATTTGTTATATTTGCAAAATACGCCTATAGTGCTATCAACAAATGAATTACACAAACAACAAGCGTAAAAGCTCTTTTCCCGACCCCCTTGCCAGCACGGACACCAAGAAAAGCAACGCTTATGGCTTGGAGTATGCAAAAGCCATAGAGTCTCAATGGGGAAAAATGACTAGCGCTACTTCGTTGTATGGTAGAAGAAACGTAATTTTTGAAAGGAGTAGAGATTATGCAAACGGCACTCAGGATACCAACATCTATAAGAAGCTTTTAAGATCTCTTTCTCCCAATGACGGAGACGGCACTCTTCTTAACCTTGATTACACTCCAGTTCCTATCCTGCCAAAGTTTGTCAGGGTTGTGGCGAACAAGATTTTGTCTCGTAACCCCTACCCAAACCTTGAGGCTGTTGATCCGCTTTCTTCTTCTGAAAAGAATAACAGGAAAAGAAGGATAGAGATACAGGTAGAGGCAAAGAAGCAGCTTCAGCAGCTTAAAGAAAATACAGGTATGGTTATCGGTGACGACCCAGATAATCTTCCTGATTCTTTAGAGGAGGCAGAAATCTTGTTGGGGACCAACATCAAGACCGATGCGGAGATGGCTGCTCAGATCGGCACCAACATGACCCTCTCGTGGAACTCATTCAATGATAATGTGTTCCGAAGATGCGTTAACGATTTGGTGTCTTTGGGCATGTCCGTTGTGAAGAGAAGCAACGACCCTAACGAAGGCATCAAAACCGAGTATGTTGACCCTTCTTGCTTTATCCACAGCTACACAGAAGACCCTGGGTTCAACGACATGATGTACGCTGGTCATGTAAAGACCATCTCCATCCAGGAGCTTAAGCGTCTTGCTGGTCACGAACTTGACGAAGAGGTTTTTGAGAAGATCGCCAAAGCCGCAAAGAACAGAGACGGAAACGACCCCAATGCGTACAGCAGAAAATCATACAACAAACGCGCCATGCGCCAGGAGTATGGTTATGACGAGTACATGGTGGACGTCCTGGACTTTGAGTTTATTTCTGTTGATTGCATCTACTTCGAAGAAAAAGAGAACAGATTCGGCAATGTAAACTTCTTTATGAAGGGGTTTGATTACGAAGAAAAGCAGGGAAGCGTATTCGACAGAAAGCCTCACAAGATGGAGATATCTACCGTCTATGGAGGTTGCTATGTGATGGGTGGATCTGACGTGATGTTTAACTACGGGATGACAAAGAACGTCCCCAAGAACATTCACGATTTGTCGAAGTGCAGGCTGTCATATTCTGTTGCTGCTACCAACATGAGGAATATGATTCCAAAGTCCATGGTGGATAGCTGCACTGGCTTTGCCGATATGTTGCAGTTGACGCACCTCAAGATCCAGCAGGCTATCGCAAAAGCGAAACCAGACGGGTTGATCATTGACATCGAGGGATTGGAGAATGTTCAGCTCGGAAAGGGCGGAGAGCTCCAACCACTGGACTTGCACGATATCTACGAGCAGACTGGCGTATTCTACTACAGAAGCAAGAACCCAGAAGGCGGGTTCCAGAATCCCCCCGTAAGAGAGATCGGTAACAGCATTCGAAACATCAACGAATTGATCGGTCTTTATAACCACTATCTCCGAATGATCCGTGATACTACGGGAATCAACGAGATGATGGATGCTTCTACCCCGAAAGGCGACACTTTGGTAGGCGTTCAACAAAACGCTATCGCGGCTGGCAACAACGCTATCTACGACATTACGAATGCCTCTATGATCCTTTACAAGAAGGTGTGCGAGGATATCGTAAAATGCATTCAAATCTTACCTACAGATTGCGTCTTGTACAAAAGCTACGAGAACGCGATAGGTAAAGAAAACATGTCTGTGATTTCTTCTTTCAGCGACCTGCCCATGTACAATTTCGGGGTTCAGGTCGTCAAAGAGATGGAGGATCAAGACAGGGTTTATCTGGAGCAAAACATCCAGATGTCTATTCAGCAAAAAGAGCTAGACATCGAGGATGCTATTGCTATCAGAAACATGAAAGACGTCAACCAGGCCGAAAGACTCCTTGTAGTCCGACGCAAAAAGCGCATGGCTAAGCAGCAAGAGATGGCTATGCAGAATTCACAGATGCAGGCGCAGTCAGCTCAGCAAGCAGCACAGGCCGCTTCTCAGGCTAAGATGCAAGAGATGCAGATGGAGGCACAGCTGGAAGCACAGCAGCTTCAGCTTAAGGCTCAACTGGAAGGCCAGCTTGAACAAGTAAAGCATCAGTTCAGAAAAGAAATTGAGCTAATTAAAGCTCAGGCTACCCTAGGGTTCAAGACAGACGAGCAAGAGTTTAAAGAAAAGCTCGAAGTTTTGAAAGAAGATCGAAAAGACGAAAGAGTTAAAAAGCAATCTTCAGAGCAAAGCAAGTTGATTTCTCAAAGACAAGGAACGCGGGGTGAGTTGCCAGAAGCTTCTGACAGTGTAGACAATATCGTAAACTCATTATTAGGCTAAAATGGCAAACAAGGTAAATTTAGACGTATCAGAAAAGCTGGACATCACCTGTAGAAGGGGCGACACGTTTTCTATTACTCTCACCCTTAAAGACTCTAGTGGTACAGCCATCCAACTCTCAACTCTAGGCTATGAGTTCTTGATGGACGTAAAAACAAACCCATCACAATCCAGGGGGAAGTCAGTAAAAAGAGAAGTTATAGCTTCAAGTGCTTTGTCCACTTCTCAGTCTAAAGTTTCTGATAAACTTACTAAAGGTTTTGAATTTACGGATATCACCGATAGCGGAACTGTAAAAGTCACGGCATCTGCTGACGTGATGTCGGGGTTCCCCGTGGGTGTTTACATATACGACATTCAACAGAAGGTGGCGGGTGAGGTGACTACGATCCTCAGAGGTTCTTTCAAGGTAAACGAAGATATTTCTAGTTAACATGGCGATTACTGTAACGGCTAACGGTTCAACTACAGTAACGGTAACCGCTCCTGCCTCAGCTTCATTAACAGTTACTGAAAAAGGCATCAAAGGCGATAAGGGTGACACTGGGGCTACGGGAGCAACTGGAGCAACTGGGGCTACGGGTCCTGCTGGAGCTGACTCAACTGTTGCTGGCCCGACAGGACCGACAGGCCCCACGGGGCCTACAGGCCCGACGGGACCCGCTGGAGCAAAAGGCGATACGGGCGATCAGGGCCCTGCTGGGGCAGATGGGGCTGGTGTGCCCTCTGCTTATACGCTTCCTGCTAGTGATGGTTCTGCCAATCAGGTTTTTGTTACTGACGGGAGCGGCAGTGTTTCTTTTGCCGCTGTGCCTGGACTGGCTTCTGTTGAGTCTAGCCTAAGCAACGAGATTACTCAACGTCAATTTGGTGATGCAGCGAATGCTAACGCAATCGGAGCGAATACCGCGAACATTAACACCGCAAACTCTAATATATCATCAAACACAACTAAGCTTTCTGGTATTGAAGACAACGCTGACGTAACAGATACGGACAACGTTAGGAGTTCTGGTGCTTTGATGGATGACGAGGTTACAAACCTCTCACAGGTAAAAGCATTCAGTTCATCTGACTATGCAACGGCAGCTCAGGGTGCAAAAGCAGACAGCGCACAGCAACCACCGTCTGAAGGCGCGTTTGCTAACGGCGACAAAACCAAACTAGACGGCATTGAAGCGGGTGCAACGGCAGACCAAACAAATGCTGAGATCAGGGCCGCAGTCGAAGCGGCTAGCGACTCAAATGTGTTTACAGATGCGGACCACACCAAGCTAAACGCAATCGAGGCCAGTGCGGACGTGACTGACGAAGCGAACGTGAAGTCCGCTCTTGACGGTATGACGCTTAGCGACATCGGGACACCCGCCTCTACGGATAGGGTTTTGATTCAAGATGCAGACGATAGCAACAACATCAAGTATGCCGACTTCAGCGAGTTCGGTGGCGGTGGCGGCGATATTACTTCGGTGGTTGCAGGTACGGGATTGACTGGGGGTGCTACATCAGGTGATGCTACCCTGAACGTGGTTGGCGGAACGGGTATAACAGCCAATGCAAATGACATCGCTATTACAGATGGTGGGGTGGATACCGATCAGTTGGCTGACGATGCTGTTACTGACGCTAAACTAGCCAATACAGCCGTCACTGCGGGAAGCTATACCAACCCAGATATTACCGTTGATGCGCAGGGTAGGATTACATCTGCGGCAAGTGGAAGCGGAAGCGGTATCGCTGCGGTAGTTAATGACGCGACCCCACAGCTTGGTGGTGACTTAGACCTGAACGGCAATAAGATTACGACTGCCTCAAATGCAGACATCCTTATTGAACCTAACGGAACTGGTGACATCAACCTTTCTGCTGATACCATCAACCTTTCAGATAATGCTAATACTGGAAGGCTTGAGATTGCAACAAACGAAATAAGGCTGAAAAGCTCAACCGTCGGCAACATTTGGAAGGCAGCTACCAACAGCAACAGGTTTACAATAGAGCAGCCCTTAGCTTTAGGTACAGCAGGTCCGACTGCTAAAACATTGCTTGGCGCCAAGCGCGACGACCGCATCCACATCATTTGCGAAAACGCTGCTGGCGATGATAAATTTAAGGTAGACATTGACGCAAGCGGAAACGCAACAACCACTATTGCTGATACGTTTATTGCCAGTGGCCTTACATATCCTGGCTCTGATGGAAGCGCTAATCAGGTTTTAAAAACCGATGGTAGCGGTAACCTGTCATTTGTCAATCAGACCGCTGACACCAACACACAGCTTAGCACAGAGGAAGTTCAAGATATAGCTGGTCCTTTGGTCGCTACTGGCGGGACAAAAACAGGCATTACCGTCACTTATGATGATGCTAATAACAACATGGACTTTGTTGTTGATTCTGATCTGGACACGACAGGGAACGCAGGCACAGCCACAGCCTTGGCTACTGCTAGAAACATCGCTGGTGTTTCATTTGACGGAACAGCAGATATCTCGCTAAACAACAACGCAATAACCAACGGTGCTGGATACACAACAAATACTGGTACGGTAGACACTACTGGAACCCCAGTTGACAATGACTTTGCCAAGTTTACAGACGCAAATACAATAGAGGGTAGAAGCATCGCTGAGGTTAAATCAGACCTCTCTCTCAATAACGTAGAGAACACAGCTATATCTACGTTTGCGGGTACATCAAGCATAACGACAGTTGGAACTATAGGCACTGGTACTTGGCAGGGGACCGCCATAGCTAGCGCTTATCTGGATGCTGATACAGCTCATCTGTCTGGTACTCAGACCTTTACGGGGGCTAAAACATTTAGTGATAGCATTCAGGTTGACAACATCAATGTCAACGCCAATACCATAAGCTCTACAAACACTAATGGTAATGTTTTGTTGGCGGCCAACGGAACTGGAAAAATAGAGGTTAGAGGTAATAGTAATTCTGGTGCTATAATTTTAAACTGCGAAGCAAATAGCCACGGTATAACAATACAGGCTCCAGCGCACAGCGCTTTTGAGGGTAGCTATACCTTGACGCTTCCCACTGAAGACGGCGACGCAGATCAAGTCTTAAAAACAAACGGTAGTGGCGTTCTTGACTGGGTGGATCAGACAGCTGATACAAACACTCAGAATACGACTACGCTTTCTTTTCAGGACAGCTCAGACGATATCATACTTAGAAACACTACGGGTGGGGCTGGGTCTGGCACTCAGGACATTAAGTTTGTAGCTGGGTCCAACATAACGCTTACCCATACGGACGCAAACAATATCACGATTGCTGCCAGCACTGGTACTGGGTCTGCAACATTTTTGGGTCTCAGCGATACGCCTGGTGCTTTTACCGCTAGTAAATTTTTGAAGGTAAACTCTGCTGGGGATGCCATTGAGTTTGTTGACGCAAGTAGCTCAGGAGACAGCACTGAGGCTGAGTTTGTTATTCAATCTACAGCTGTTAACGCTGCTGGAGAGGCTGAGGGCACTGTAGTTAAGTTCGGCGACGACAGCACCACCGCAGGAAAAGTATACACGTTTAGCAGCGGAACATGGGTTGAGGTTGATGCTAATGACGAAGCAAAAACAAAAGGGTTACTAGCTATGGCTTTAGGAGCTAACTCCACTACAAATGGCATGCTTGTACACGGGGTAGGCTATCTCAATCATAATCCTGGATCTGCTGGCGACATTCTTTACGTGAGTCATTCTGCGACGGGTCAGATCTCTAGCACTCAGCCTAGCGATAGCGCTGACTTTGTTCGCGTTGTGGGACACTGCCTCGCCAGCAACAAAGTGTTTTTCTCACCATCACAAGATTACATTGACCTTGCATAACAATGCCAACATCTGGAGATATAAATGGAATTGCCATGGCTGATATAGCTGACATTAACGGAATAGACATGCCGTCTGGCGGCGGGGCATCAGAGCCAAGCTCAGGAATCCTTACATTAGGGGGTTCTACTAGTTCTAACCCAGTAACGAGAGCTGTTGATTTTGATCAATTCAAATCAATTCAGTTTCACTCCAGCGTATCAACAGCTTTGTCTGTTTCTGATGTGTCAGAGATCAAAGGTGGGAGGTATATGGTTGGTATCTTAGACACCTCTGGTAATTTATGGATGGCAAGTGGAGCGAATTCCACCACGGGCGGCGTTGGAAGTTATGGGGGTTATGTCCGTCAATTCGCTATTGAGCTTACTTCAGTCGCTGAATTTAGCTGTGGTGACGATCACGCTCTCGCCATAAAGACAGATGGAACACTTTGGGGAATAGGAAGAAATGGTGACGGCCCGCTGGGAAGAGGAAATACAAGTAGTCAATATAACACCTTTGATCAGATTGGAACTGATACAAACTGGTCGAAAGTTTCTTGTGGGGAAGATTACAGCCTTGCGATAAAAACTACAGGAGCTTTATATAGCGCAGGCAAAAACCAAGACGGAAGAACGGGACAAGGGACAACGAGCGGTGATACCACTTCCTGGACTCAAATAGGAACTGATACCGATTGGACTCAAATTTCCACTGGTCAGAGGACTTCCGCAGCCATAAAGGGAGGTACTTTGGTAACATGGGGGGATGACACCAGTAATTGCCTTGGTCTTTCGAGCTCTGGAGATCAGACCTCTCCTGATACAGCGAACTCCGATACAGACTGGCAAAGTGTTTGGGTAGGCGCTGATTTTATCAAGGCCATAAAAACTACAGATGGTCATCACTACCATTGCGGATCGGGTGGTTCATTTGGCGGGGGTACACGCGGTGATGGTTCTACAAGCGCCACAAGCACGTTTACAAGAATAGGGTCGGATACGGGATGGAGCGAGTTTGTTGAGCTTAAAACTTCTAGTTTTATATATTTGGCTGCGGGTAAAAAGGGAAGCAGTTGGTATATATGTGGAAGGTACAACGGGGTTCCCTATATAAAGACAGGAGGAACGGCCACCACATCAAGTACAACTACATTTGTTCAATTGGCTGACCCAGCTCCTTCAAAATTTTCTATTATCGTTTCTGATGGTTCTAAACCAGAAGCTATATACGTAGTTTAAAATGGCAAAGTATACAGTTATAATTAAAAGCGAACACGATTTAAGCGACCCCTGGACAGATTCGAGGGCCCCTAACTTTTCGTGGAGGTTCAACGAAAGAGAACTAGGTGAGTGCGTTCAGGTTGGAGAAGGTCAGTGGGAGGCCACCTATGAAAGCATGGAGCTGTCCTCTCCTAAAACATACACCTATTTGGATATGGTAAATGGGGGAGAGGTTACTTACACTCTTGCCGTTGGTGAGTATGGCGTCAAACCATAACTTTTTATTTTTATTATCTTTGCCTTATGGCCGAAGATGTAAAGAAAAAACTCAAGCGATTTGGACTCTCTGGGTTGAATAAGCCTAAGCGATCCTCAAGCGGCAAGAAGTCGCATATCGTAGCGGTAAGAGACGGCGGAAAAGTAAAGATTATCCGCTTCGGAGAGAGAGGAGCTAGCACGGCTGGTAAGCCAAAGGCTGGGGAGAGCGCTCGCATGAAGGCAAAGCGCAAGTCATTCAAGGCCAGACACAGAAAGAACATAGCCAAGGGTAAGACTAGCGCTGCTTACTGGGCCAACAAAGTAAAATGGTAAAATCATGCCACAAGGAAAAGGTACATACGGAAGTAAAGTAGGAAGACCCCCTAAAGCTATGAAGGGGATGAGAGTTATGAAAAAAGGTGGACGAGTCCCAAAGCTCTCTATTTCTAGTAAGTCTGTTATGGTGGATCCCCCAAAGGGATTTCACTGGATGGAAGAGCAGGGTAGATACTACCTCATGAAGGGTGATTATAAGCCTCACCCAGGTGCCGTAAGACAAGCCAAGTTTAAGCAGGCTAACCACCCAAAGGGATAATGCCAACTAGATATCCACCCAACCCCAAGTACAAAAACCTTTCAAAGGAGGCCGCCCTACAGCTTGCTGCTGAGGACGCGGGATCGCTTGTGGGCTATTTGTTCTCAAGAGAGATGGAGAACAGAAGCGCAAAAGATCGAATCACCGAGGGGTATCCCGAAGCCCCTAAATACAAGAAGGGCGGGAACCTCAAGCAACAGGCTGCTATCGCTATCGCTATGAAGAGAGCGGGCAAGAAGCCTAAGTCTGCAAAGAAGGGAATGAAGTTCAGCCCGAAGTATACTCGTGGTAGCTCGAACGTAGGTAAGAGAAAGAAGCTGATGTCAGAAATCAGCAACATTTATAAACAGCATAGAGGCACCAAAGCCAAAAGACAGAAGAAGGGATTCCCTCCTTCCGTGGCCGCACGTCTCAAGCAACTCATGAAGCAAAGAGATAAAATATGAAGGCTAAAAAATCATACAAGAAGGGAGGTAAGTTTCCTGACTTGACTGGTGACGGCAAGGTGACCAGGGCTGATGTCCTCAAGGGTCGTGGCGTCTTCAAAGGCGGAGGCAAGATGAAGATGTATAAGAAGGGCGGCATGGCTGGGCTCAGCGGCCCACAGAAAGAAGTGTACCGCAGAGGCTTGGCAGCATATATGTCTTCTGGTAACAGACCAAAGGTTTCTCAACACGCCTGGGCTATGGCTAGAGTGAAGAGCGCCTTCGGAAAGCGTGAGGCAGCAAAGATCAGGGCTGGCAAGGGCAAGAAAAAATAATGCTTATATTTGCATTCATATAACTAAGAATAATGGCTACAACCACTGCAACAATTACACTTTCGAGCGCTGACCTGACTGGTGACGCTCTTGCGCTGTCCAGCACAGCCACGCTAACCAAGGCTGGAAATCTTACGGGTTTAGATCAGACTACTGGTGTCTCTAGAAAAACAACAGAGGCTACTTCTGCGTATAAGCTCGCTGACAAAGCTGACTACGCAGATGCTGGGGCTCACAAAATTTATGTCAAAAACATCAGCACTACAGCCGCTGAGTTTATTACCATTACGGTAGAAGACCAACAGCTTGGACGCTTGTACGCTGGAGACTGGGCTTTTCTTCCTTATGCTGGCGATAAAGATATTTTTGCTACACCAAGCGAGAGTACGGCTATGACCGTTGAGTTCTTGGTAATCTCGCATAGATAATGGCAACAGTACGCGCTTCACTCAGCCTAAATAGTGCTGACGTGCTTACAAGCGCGTTGGCCTTGACTACCGTAGCTAATCTTACATGCGACTCTGGCGCTTTGATCAGAGCTAAAGTAAAGGGTACGGCTGTAAGTACTTCTGCTCTTAAAATTTACCCTGCCAATCAGTGTAACGAAAGAGCTTACTTATACGTAAAAAACCTTGATGTTGAGCTTGAGCAATACGTTTATATATATAACGATGATGATTCTAACGGTCTTGTAGCTAAGATCGGAGGCGGTGAGTTTGCTTTTGTCCCCGTTGCAGTGGACAAATCTTACGTAGTTTATGCTACCAAGGTAGACACGATGGTTGAGTACGGTGTATTCGGTAACGACAATTCAACTGTTCCGTTCACTGGAGCTGGAGCAGAATAATAAATAAGACATGGCAACATTAGCAAATACAGGGGTGTCAAATCAAATGGCATTTGGTCAGCATGGAAGCGCTTACATTGACACAGCGACTGCACTCACCCCACCCCTTGGAAAGGTGATTGTTGCAATTACCTTCCTGGATGACAATACACCCACGGGGCTAGTCGCAGAAGATCCAGGCACGATCTTTAACACTGCGGAGGCTGCTCACAACGAAAGTTCAGCAACCGCAAATGAGGGGACTGGAGGTCTTATTCTTACTTCTCAGGCGTTTCCAAAAGGCTTGACGATTTACGGAAGATGGACATCGTTCACTCCGTCTGCTGCTGGATGCATAGTTTACTTTGGCCCAGCCAAGTCGCCTGTGTCCACATCTTAATAGAACACCAATTAATTAAATAAAATGGAAGAGAACAACGAAACTGTTGCAGGATTCGAGGTCTTCAGCAATGCTGAGGACCTTGCTGCTTCTGCAACTCAAGAGACAGAACAGGTAGAATCACCTGTAGTAGAAACGCAAGAAGCTGTTGAAGAACAGCCTCAGTTTCAACAAGAATCTGCCCCAGAGGTAGAGCAACAAGTCATGTCAGAGCAGCCTGATCAGCAGGTGTCTGGCGAGGAAGAATACAGCGACGAAGAACTACAGTCGGCTGTGTTTGAGTACCTCAGCGAGATGACTGGTGAAAACATCAGCTCTCTCGATGACTTGTACGCAGAAGAAGAAGATTATGTAGTTGACGAAAGAGTCGATGCCATCGCTCGGTTTGTAGAGGAAACAGGCCGCGCACCAGAGGACTGGTTTAGGTTCCAGTCATTGAATCCAGAGGGTATGGATGATATGACAGCCATTCGCATTCAGATGTCGAATGAGTACCCTAACCTTTCTTACGATGAGCTCAACTTGCTCGTTAACAGTAAATACAAGGTTGATGCCGACCTCTACTCAGAGGAAGAAGTCAATCTTGCCAAGCTTCAAATGAAGATGGACGGAGACAAGGCTCGACAGAGCATTGAGGATATCCGACAAGGGTATGCCGCTCCTGAGTACGAAAATGAAGCTATGGAGTCCGTGATTGACGATGAGTGGATTTCAGACATGGTTCAGGAAGTTGACACCCTTGAAGGTCTAGAGTTTGACCTCGGTGATAACAACCTCTTGGAGTTCGGTCTGGATGACAACTACAGAGATCAACTCAAGGACAAACAAGCTCGTCTCGACGAGTTTTTCGATCCCTATGTACGGGAGGATGGAAGCTGGGACTACGACCTGCTCTCGTCTCACATGGCTGTCATTGACAACATTGACAGAATTGTTAAGTCTGCTTACACCAGAGGATTGGGTGACGGACAAAGAACACTTGTGGACACAGCGTCTAATGTCTCAACGGATACCGTTCCTACTGGGAATCAAAACCAACAAGACAACCCTCTTGCGAACCAAGTTAAACAACTATTACAACAACGCGGGGGGCTTACTTTTAACATTTAACATTAGATAATTATGGCTACTATTGGAACAGATAGAACCGCAGGCACAGGCAATCTTCCACAGATTGACGCAACGCTTTCGGTATCACCCAAGCAGGTAAGAGCTACCCAGCTGGAGAGAGGTTTTAAACTGACCCCTGACAGCTACACAACTATTGACGATCTCATTAAGGCGACCAAGGAGGACATCATGCCCGACCTGGTGAAGACTTACGGTGATCAAGGATTGACAGGATTTTTGAAGCTCACTGGAGCTGTGAACAACGGAGGTTCTTCTGACCAGATTGAATGGTGGGAAGAAGGTCGTCGTCACAGATCTTTGGCTTACACGGATGACCTCTCAGGCACAGGGCCTACACTCACTGTAACTACTGCCGCCGTAAAAGCAAACGTTCAGCAAAACGACGTTTTGATGGACGCGGCCACAGGGACTAGAGTAATCGTAACAGCTGGTGGTTCTTCGTCTTCATTGAGCGGCGCTGACGTTACGATTAAGCGTCTGGACGGTGCAAACTTCGCTTCTAGTAATTTGGGCAACGGAGGCACATTCGTACAGCTCGGTAACTTGTACGCACAAGGCACCAACCAGCCAACTGGATTTGTTGATCCAGGTATGGTTCGTTACGTAAACCCATACATGATCGTTAAGGACCGCTACGAAGTAAACGGTTCACAAGCGACAAACATCGGTTACGTAAACATGGGTAACGGCGACTTCAGATGGTTCATGTACGGCGAGGCCGAAGCACGTAAGCGCTTCGAAGACCGTCGTGAATTGATGATGTTGTTCGGCGAGAAGGTAAGCAATGCTTACGCTATTGACGGAAACAACTTCGCTGGTTCTGAGGGTTACTTCTCTGCAATCGAAAACAGAGGTATTAACGTATCAGGCGCTTCCGCCAACCCACTCGACAGCTTCTCTGAGTTTGACGATATCATCATCGAGCTTGACAAGCAGGGTGCTCCTTCTGAGTACGCTATGTACGTAAACAGAAAGCAGGACTTGGCTATTGATGACATGCTCGCAGCTGGTATCGCTACTGGCGTTACTGCTGGCCTCCCAGGTCAGTTCGGTGCATTCCAGAACAACGCTGACATGGCGGTACAGCTCGGATTCAAGAGCTTTACTCGCGGTGGTTACACTTTCCACAAGCACGACTGGAGGTTGTTGAACGATCCAACTATGTTGGGTGCTGTTGACGCTAACTTCATTCAAGGTGTTATGGTTCCTTTGGCTACTGTAGCTGACGCACGAAGCGGTGCATCTGTACCTGCTTTGTCTATGCACTACAAGGAGGCAAACGGATACTCTCGTGAAATGGAGCACTGGGTAACTGGTGGCGGTGTATTGGGTCACAACAATAACGGCGATGCTGGAACAGACCAGGCTGTATTCCACTACAGATCTGAGATTGCTCTTTGCGTTCGCGCTGCAAACCAGCACGTATTGATCAAGGGAGCCTAATAGTCTTGTTCTTAATGTTTAACTATTAAAAACTAGATTATTATGGCAACTTTTAGACACGCGACCCCAGGGTCAATTGTTACATCAAGAAGACTTATCGTATCTGATGCGGTTACTTCTGATGGAGACACCAAGTTCACGATTACTCAGCCTGCAAATAGCACAGTTGACGCAGTTATTGCCAGAAACCTCGATCAGATTGTTTTTGACAATGCGTCTGCGGTATTGAAAGCTAAGTGCGGAACGGCTGAAGATGGTGCAGAAGTTTGTGCATTCTTTAATCTGTTGAATGGAGCAACAACGCTCGCTGCCAATAAGGTGGCGTCAGGGACAGTTGAAAACGCTGTTTCTGCGGTTGCTGGAACCATGACCACAGACGAAAGAGAGCTGCACATTACATTGAATGCAAATCATACTCTAACTGCTACTGGAAACGGTAAGATTGAGTTCACTATTGCATTTAGAGTCTTTGACTAATGCGAATGGGTGGGGCTTCGGCCCCGCCCCTTTGCTTTCTTTTATTTTTAAACGAAAAAACTTTTTATAAAATGGGACATTTTGATGTATTACTTGCCTCCAAGGTGAGAGCTGGTGGTCTTGTTTACGACTCAGAGGTCGTTGACACGGACGCCGCAGCCTGTAGTGTAACCACGCCTATTACTATCTTCAACCACGATGGTAACGAAGGTGTAACCTTGGCTGATGGTGAGGCTATTGGTCAAGTTAAGATCTTCATTTCTAGTACTGCAAATACGGTAACATTGACTCCAGCTACTACTGCTGGTGCATACTCTACGATTGCAACGACTAACATCGGAGAATCTTTCACATGTGTGTGGACAACTGACGGATGGGCTGTTATCAGCAGAGCGTCTGGAGCAGCTGCCGCCGCAGGAGCTGTAGCTGAATATCCAGTACTCGCTTAATAGCTTCTTACAGACTATGAGAAAGGCCCTTCGGGGCCTTTTTCTTTTTTACTATATTTGTATCACTAATTCAATTTAATATGACTACACAAACTAAGAAGTCGCCTGGGCGACCTAAAAAAACCCAGGAGAAGCCCAAGCAGGTTGAAGTTCAACCAGAAAGGCTAGAGAAGTTCAAGGGAACAAGTATTCGCGGTGAGCTTGACGATGCCCCGATCAAGAAGAACTTCATCAAGAGAAAAGAAAAAGTACAGCAGCACAAGGAGTACGAGGTGATCAAGGGTGGAGGTATTGTGTTTATGCTCCCTCAGAAAGGAGTAACAGTCTACGACGAGGGGAAAAATACAGTTCGAGAGATCCGCTACTGCCCTAACGAGCCATCTATCTGGACCGACGAACAGGGTGAAAGAGCAACACGCAAGTCTGTTATTTTTAGAGAGAAGCGTTTGTTTGTGCCAAAGGACAAGCCGAACCTGCGAGAGTTTATGGAGCGCCACCCTGGAAACGCTGCCAACGGCGGTGGTATCTTCAGAGAAGTAAACAAGAAGAAAGACGCAGAAGATGAGCTCAAGAAGGAGTTCTTGCAGACAGATGCTATCGCTATGGTAAGAGACAAGGACATCCAGGACTTGCTCCCGATTGCCTTGTTCTTCAATATTGGTATTGACTCGTCTGTATCTGATATCCGATACAACTTGTTGCGTATCGCCAAGAAGAACCCTCAAGCCTTTATCGAAGCGTTTGACTCACCGCAAGTAGCCGTGCGCTCAGCTATCGTTCAGGCCAAGGACTACCAGATCATCAGAATGAAAGAAGACGGTGTTTACTGGTTCGATAGCAACAGCCTTATCGTATCCGTCCCTGTGGGTCAAGACCCCATGGATGTGATGCAGCGCTTCTGCCTAACGGAGCGAGGATCATCAGTTGTGTTCTCCATAGAACAACAGCTATCAAAGCTAGCATAAGAAAAGGCCACCTTCGGGTGGCTTTTTTCTTTCGTATATTTGCGTATGGCCGAGAAGTACTTGTATTTTAGAACCGTAAACACCTTGGGTAATGACGACCAGGCTCAGGATTCTGTTTGCTATCCTCTTAGCAAGCTCGTGGGCTTTGAGATGGGAACGTTTGGTGACGCCGATGCAACTGCTGATGACGACCTGTTCACTATTATTTTTGAGTCACTTCACAACGATACGGCTGGGCAAAACGTAAACTACGACACCATCACAGTAAATATTACTACCGACAACAACGCAAAAGAGGTCTGGAAGGGGATGTGTGAGGCTTTTGCTAACAGTAGCCAAGCCTTTATAGTTGTTGGGGATGACTTTGAGGTCGAATACATACACCCAGATATAGATTCTCTTGGCGATATTACTCTTGTAGACGCCAGCTAAACAGCCTTTTTGTTTATCGTATATTTGCTGTATGGCTGAAAAGTTCTTCTTATTTAAAAGAAAAGATCCCGCTGTTTCTGGAGGTTCTCTGTTCTCAGATAGCGGAAAAGGGATTAGCGTGGTTTCTATACCCGCTAAAAGCCTTGCTTACATGGCGGCTACTGATGGCGGTATTACTTTTTTCTTCAATGACGCTTCTCCCTTTGAAGAGAACAACCTGACTGTAGACGGTCAGTCTTTTGAGAAGACAAGCGTTTTTGTTTCTTGTGAGTCTGGAAAGGAATCTGAGCTCATGGAGAATGTAATCAGCTTTATCAACAGGGAAGGGACGAAGAGCGTTATGAAGTTTGACGCTACAGGTCAGGAGAACACCTTTGGGAAGAAAACAGCCACCCCAGTCATTGACGCCAGAGTGAGGTCCCTCCCTGTAAAAAGAAGCCTTACAGGTACAGAAGCCATATCAAGAGACAATGATCCAGCTACCGTAGTTGGCAACACGATCAAGGGCAGAGGCATCAACACTCAGATTGACTTCTTTGACGTAAAGAACAAGCCCTTGTTCGACATTGGGGCGGAGCAGCTATCTGATTCTGTTACGGACGGAAATGCAATTACTTCTGGACTTACGAGCAGAGGGACCTCTGATAGCTACAAAAGTCTCGTTTACACTAATGTTAGGTGTTCTGAGAACTTCAACATCTGCAAAACAAGAACTCTAAAGTTTTCGGTAGACAACGCTCTTATCCTCCAGAATTTAGTTGGTAAGGTTACCCTGACCTCTGGAAGCGCAATTAAGGCGAATCAGACAGACAGGGCTTCGGTCGGAGTTGGAGTTTCCAGGGGGGGCGTATCGACAACATTACTCTTTACTCCAACCTTTACCTACACTTCTGACAGCGGATCAAACATAACTTCATTAAATGTTTCTTACGGTGGCGCCGACTTGCAGGCTGGAGACCAGTTTACCGTGGTTTTCGATAGTGGAGACGCTAACGATAGCGTTACCTTTACCTTGACTGGGGGCTTATTTGGCAATTCAGCAACAGTAGATACAGCTGGAATAAACTTCGGTCCAGACGGTCTTGCTGCCGCTTTAACAACAGCTCCTCCTCAGCCATATGCAGAACACACTGTGTACATGGTTTTAGTAAGAAAAAACGGAACCCTTTTAAACCCAGTTTATTCAGGTATTTCTAGCACTGCGGCTACAGCAAGCGATCCGCTTCGAAGCAACGCATCTCCCTTTCAGTCCGATTCAAAAAACACAGACTTTGAGTTTTCTTTTGCTACGAGCAAAGACAGCACCCTTGTCATGAACAAGCGCTTTAGAGGGCCTTCTATAGAAAACTTCTCTGAATTTATAAGAGAGGGCTCTCAAGAAGAAAGCCCAGAAGACAACCTGATTGTTTTAGTTATTAGAAGGGATATCAATAACAGAATCAAGGCGTATGATAAAAACGGGGACATTGTTTTGAATCAGGCCCCTACTGAAGAAACCTCTGGGGTTTTGTGGTTGCAGAACCTTGGAATCACAGTTCCTTTCCCTTCAAACTCTCCCCAGCTTGAGATAGCGAGGTTTGGGTTTACAAACAAGGACCTTGGCGAAGACGTCTGCAAAAGCATCGCCATTCAGCTTAACGACAAATACAGCGCATAAAACGGCTGGTTTTTCTTTTTGTATATTTGCTTTATGGTTAGCGTATTGCAAGTATATACCGCTCTTAAGGACTTAGCCAACAAAGAGCAGAAGGGCTTTGTCACCCCGCAGGTGTTCAACAGCTTTGCTGCCCTTGCTCAAATGAATGTCTACAACGAGATATTCTCTGAGTTGGTTGACGCTAAGAGACTTAGCAGGCAAAACTTTGATCCTGGTAGAGATAAGTCTGTTCGCAAGCAGAAAGAAGAGGATTTGGCTTTCTTCTTAAGAAAAGCCTCTATTGATGGTGATGGCCTTTTTCTGAAGCCATTCGATGTGTCTAGAATCATTTCTATCAACGCTACTTCTGTTGCGGATTTCGGAGACACAAGCGAGCGGATCTCTTGCGAGGTTGTTTACGACCCAGAAAAAATGGACAGAATTCTTGG